TGAAGGTATGGGCTCCCTCTCAGGAATTAGCAGAAGAGATGATACTATCACTCGATTGCCTCAACGAAATCGAATTAGAACAATGCAACATTGTAGAAACAAGTACAGAAATTAATGAGTTACAACAATATGGATAAGCAATATCTTAAACAATTCTGCTTAGATAAAATAGCAGAGTATCCCGATTTGAAATCAGAGATTACTGACTTCTACTTCCTCGCCATGGATGAGATATACGATGGCGGATCAATGGTACACGAAATAGAATTAGCCATCAATAGTATTAACCAATTAATAAGTCAAAACCTATGATAAACTTAAAGAAAAATAACATCTCTACCACATCAATAGTAGTAGAAAGAATCGGTGCATCTGATAGAAATATCGTATTGCATTTCAGAAATACTCAATTGGTTGGCATCAACTTTTTCCAAGGCGATCTCGATACTGAAACATTGATTGACTACCTCGATATGAGACCTAGCCTTTACAACTTTTTGTATAATAGATTCATCAGTACTGATTGGTGGGTTAACTATGAGGAGTTCAGATTTCTACATAACTCACCAGATTATTGGGATATCCTCCAATGGATTGATGAAAACATTTCGTATTACATCAACATTCAACTACGCATCGAACAATTAGAATTAGAAATCAAACAATTAAAATCAGAGATATGAAACAACTTAATGTACTTATCGCTTGTGAGTTCAGCGGTGCTATCCGTAATGAATTTCGTAAATTGGGACATAACGCATTCTCATGCGATATCGTTCCCTCTGTAGACAATAGTCCTTATCACTACCAATGTGATGTGCGTAATGTAATCAATGCATACGAATGGGATTTGCTTATTGCCCATCCACCTTGTACCTATCTTACTCTCGCAGGTAATCGATGGTTCAAAGATGAGTATAAAGATAAATATCCAACACGTCTGCAAGATAGAGAGGATGGTGTCTCATTCTTTATGGAACTTATGAATGCAAATATCCCACACATTGCCGTAGAGAATCCCATTGGTATTATGTCATCTCGTTATCGTAAACCTGATCAGATTATTCAGCCATGGCAGTTCGGAGACCCATTCCAAAAGTCAACTTGCCTATGGTTAAAAGACCTACCGCAACTACAACACACCGATGTAGTAAGCAAAGGAGAATTTATCGAATGGCAATGCAAGAAGACAGGTAGAACTAAACGACAACCTAAATGGTATGCAGAAGCATTTCAGAAAACTCAAGACCCAGTAGAGAGACAAAAAATTCGTAACACTACATTCCCCGGCATTGCCAAAGCAATCGCTGAACAATACTCAAACTATATTCTAAACAAATAAACTATGCCAAATCATGTATACAATTGGGTTGCACTTGGTGAACTGAGTGCCCCACAGCAAGAGAAATTAAACGCAATTATTAATACTCCCAATGGGTTGTGTGGTTACTATCATCCTATGCCCGATGATATTCGTAATACTACATCTCCTACACGTATTGTATCTGAGGCCGAATACAAAAAGATCATGAAGGAGAATGAGAAGATCGATCGGACTAAGCCATTCTACTACGAACCCAAACCCATCACCAAGAAGATGCAGAAAGCATTGATGGAAAAGTACGGTTGTGACAATTGGTACGATTGGGCATATCAGAATTGGGCTACTAAGTGGGGATGTTATGACTCAGAATTAGATGGCGATACCTTACGTTTCACCACTGCTTGGTCTGTAGTCGATATGGACATTATACATAAATTCGCTCAAGACTTTCCAACATTCGAGTTGCACTACGAGGAGGAGCAAGGATGGGGCGGAACAATTGAATTTGCTGATGGTGAATTTGTTTCATTGGAAGAGTTTGACATACCCGAGTGGAAAGAGATTGACATTGTTGAAGACGGTCAAATTACTGAGTTATTAGAAGGATGGCAAGCAAGCACCTTTAGAGAGGGAGCAGATGCGGGCTACTATTGGGACTACGATTTAAGTTGCCCCTTAACAGATGAACAAATTAAAAAATACATCAATGACAAGTAAGAAATCATTAATCGCACAATTAGAAAAGAGATACCCCAAGATTAGCATCATGGAGGATGGTAATGGATGGATACTCGACTCAGACGACTCATTCACCGTCAGTGCTGAGGATGGTATCATGGATCACCGAGGGTACGATATGTTTAACTATTGGACTCAGAACTATGAGTACTACGAATTTGGAATCAGTACTGAATTGGTTAAGTATCTCAATGATCATGGGTGGTATGCCGAATGGGTTAACCCAGGAGTTGTAGCAATTGTAAAAGAATGAGAAGAAAATATAGATTATATCGCAACTTGCACAAGGGATGTTTTTCTGTACAAGAATACATCCCACGTGTAGGATATCGTGTAGTCGATCACATATCAGATGAGTATGTATTGACTGACTGTACCTTTAAGGTATACGAATCGGGTAGACGTAAGGTACTACAAGAAAAGAGAAAGAATGTCCACGCCTATGTTCTATTCAATACATACAGCAAGGGTACAGAATTACTTTCTATGGAGCAACCCTACTACAATCCCTACCAGTGTACTGCATTTATCTCCTCAGTAAGTAAGAAAGAATTAAAACACATTAACAAGATACAAATTTCAAACAATCAATTATACATATAACTATGCAAAAAACATTCAAGATAGGCGAAGAAGCAATCGGTGGTATCATCACAGTAAGAGAAGCGGGACAAAGAGCATACAAAGTCGAGTGCAAAGATTATTACACCAAAGAGGTAGTCAGATGGACATACGTATACTCATTCGCAGAGTTAGTAGATTACCTCGAGTATGTCAGTACCCACTATCACGCTGAGCGTATTTCTAAATTTTTTCTACCAAAAAATTCTAATTAATTCAATTTTATACTATATTTGCACACACCATCAACACTAAATAAACATATGAAAAAAGAAACAATGATAAACAAGTTGCGTGAGGATCACGATATCGTATTGCACCCATGCTTGCAATGGGGCTCAGAAGATATCAATACCTTGCTAGAACGTGAGGGAGTCAAGACAACAGACTTGACCAAGGAATGGAAGCAAGATGTCATCAAGAATGCCTTGGAGGAAAACGCAGAGAATATATGCGAGTACATATTCAATTGTATCTCCGATTACATGGAGATGATATCAGATGATGATTATCGGGAGGAGACATTTTGAAACACTTAATCGATTTACTTATCAGTAGGGGTGAGGTTCTATTCAACCCCTACGACTTGACTCTGTGTGATAAAAGATTCGCCTTTGAATTGGATGAGTTATCCTCTGATATGTACGATGAGATAGACTCGAGGGAGTACTTCGAGAATCTCTGTGATGCAAAGAAGTTAGACGAGATGTGCAAACTACATGAAATAGAAAAGGACGAGCTATTCATCCACGTATCAGCAGAGGAGACTATGATTATCTCTGTCTATACGATCGCATTTGATACAATGTCTGAGGCCGTTGCTTATGCTACGGGTACAGAATTCACTTTATGTTACGACAATAATACACAAGACTATCTACCCATATGAAAACAAATAGATTCTACAAACAGTTCGGTAATTGGTACATTGATTACCCAGAGTACATACGCAATGGTGGTGGTCAAGCAGATCTTGCTATGGTCAGTGGTGCAGATACAATGCTAGAAAAGTTAGCCAATGGTAAGAATGAGGTGACCTTACGCTACAATGATAAACCTTTCGAGTGCGATATCGAATTGGCTATGTATAAACACGACAGCAGTGGAGGATACTACAAAACCAATAGACACGATATCGTAGACAATTTGTGGTTATGTAATGTAACCAAGACCTTATTCAATGGTCAACACCCATGGAAAATTTATCTTAAAGTAGATGGCACAAATCAAAGTAAAAATACCAAGAAGAACATTTCAAAAGTTCTCAGGTCGCTTCACAAGTGAGAAGGCAGCGAGAGATTACTTAGAAATCAAATTAGATAATCTATTACGCAGACAAAGAAAAGCTATACAGAAGGACTTGGAAGACGATGATTTCCATATTGAATTGGATCTATACATTGTCGATGTACTTGTCCCTGTCTTAGAAGAATACGAGAGAAGACAAAAGAAACCATTGAGAGCCATACTATATAAGATAATAGATAATATGTTATGAAAGCAGTAGGATACATCCGAGTTAGTACGGATATGCAAGCAGATAAGGGTACCTCCTTAGACAATCAGATAGCACGTATCAAGGAATACGCTGAGAAGAAAGGGTATATACTGGAAAATATTTTCGAGGATGCGGGTTATAGTGGAAAAAATACTAAGCGACCGGGGTTCCAAGAGATGTTTAATCGACTAAGAAAGGGGGGTGTGAATGCTGTTATCGTATGGCATAGCACACGTTTCGCCCGTAATCTTAAGGATAATATAGTGCACATGGCTGAGCTAGAACAGAGAAAGATTAAGTTCTTCTCCATTGAGGAACCTGAGATGAGCGGTAGTTCTGGCAAGGCAATGCGTAATCTAATGGCCGTCTTTGCCGAGTACCAATCAGATGTCACTGGCGATCACACACGATCCGTCAAGGCAAACTTAAAAAAGAATCTGAAGACATACTGTGGTAATCCTCCATTGGGATTCCGTAATGAGGATGGCAAGTTAGTCGTAGTAGAAAAGGATATGGAGACCGTCCGAGAAATAATGGGTCTCAGATCAAAAGGTTACAGTTACAACAAAATAGCAAACAAGATAAATGAATACAGAAATGGAAATAAAGGTGGAAGATTCTATGCAATCAGCATTAGTAAAGTATGTAACAATCCCATCTACTCTCTTATTGACCAATGAGGAGAGAAGGAAACTAATTAACTTGATGGAGGCCCTGTACGAAGTGACGGGTGTACTGCCTCAGTTATATATGAGCACCAAGAGCAGAGAGACAGCTTACGTCCGTCTGAGACAAATCGCAGCGTACTGTATACGTCAGAATACTCGCCTCTCTCTAAGAGAGATTGGTATCATGCAAGGGTTCAGAGATCACTCCACTGTTATACATTCGTGGAAGTTGGTTAGTACATGGTTGGATGGTACACCCGGTTATAGTTACGAGAAAAAATTAGTTGAATCAATATTAGAATGTTATGGAAAAAAATGTGAAACTTTTATTTGAACACCTACTAGAGAAGGTACACGGTGCAGCGTGGAAAACTAAGGAACCTGAGATTGCTCTCCTACTTAAACGTAGTGCTCTGTTTGAGCCCCCTACTATTGAAGAGGTGGAGACGTACTTACGTAGTATGAAGGTCCGAGACCCAAAGAATAATGCACTCAAGTGGCATAACTTCTATGAGTCCAAGGGGTGGATGATCGGTAAGAACAAGATGAAGAATTGGAAATCAGCTGTGAACACATGGCAATTCGAAAAAGAAAATTTAATCATATGAATCGTCATGAATGGACTAGAGTACTCACAGTTATATTTTTAATCACTATAATTGCATTTACATTTTACTTAAAACTACTGTTATGAAAATCAAAATAGACAAAGACTTAAACATTAAACAAGTCAGCGATAAAAATAAATACATCACTATCATTATTCTTTTCTCACTTTTAATTTCAACCATTATTTATTTTATTACACAGAAAGAAGAGATTCGTGTTATTTATAAACATTGGGTCTCAGAACCTGAGGATGATCTACCAATTAATGAGGAGGCGTGGGTTAAGTATTTAGTAGAGCAAGGCTGTGTATTGCCCAATATATGCATCGCCCAAGCCAAGGTAGAGAGCGGGTTCTGCAAGAGCAATGTAGCTCGTAAAGCACACAACCCATTCGGTATTACTTATCACAAATGTAAGTATGTAGACAGCAAGTACGGTGTGTACGCCAAGTATAAAACATGGAAGGATGCCATTAATTGTTATATACATATTCAAGACAATTATTTAAAAAATATAAACGGAAAATATGCAACAGATCCAAATTATGTTCAAGCGATTAAAAATACTAAATAATTTATTTAATAAAGAAGAAATGCCAGAGGCAACACCTTATGTATTTGAGTACGATAGGGCGGTGCCTGGCTTTAATGAATTCACACAAAACTTAATCAAACACAGATATGACACCAAACGATGTATCAGTACTAATGAACTTGCTCCACAAACTTCAAAGAGAGGTAGAGGAGTTAAAGGAAGAAATTAAAAGATTGGAAGAAAAATTAGAATTTTATGAAGGCGACAATTGAATTCAATCTCCCCGAGGATAACAATGAGTTTACCTTGATGAACAATGCTTCGAAGTGGTATAGTTTGGCATGGGAATTAGATCAGCACTTACGGGCTCAGACCAAGTATGCTCCTGATACTATGCATGATGAGTACTACAAGGCTCTCAAGGACACACGAAATAAATTGTATGAGATGTTAAATGAGGAAGGCTTAGCGTTTGACTTATGAAAGCAAGGGTTATGAAAGCATGGGTCAATATGATCCCCAGATGGAGAGTGTATTATAACCAAGAACTACTTGCCTCATTTGATACAGAATACTCCGCTCAGTTATATGCCGATTACCTAAATGAAAACTATTAATAAATATGAAAACACCAGTAGAAAGATTATTCGAATACATTCGTGATAAGTATCCCGAATCAATGCCTAATCAGGCAGAGCAAGAACGCCTATTGAGAAGTGAGCAGATACAACAACAGCTCGCCTACAATCAAGGATTTTTAAAAGCTAAACATTTATACGAAAAACTATGAAAAAAGAAGACAGACAAATACTAGTAGAATTTATTGTATTGATGGGATTCTTTTATTTAATCCCAGCATTTGCATTATGGAAATTTGATCCATCAACATGGTGTATGGAAGCTAGACTTACATATGCTTTATTTGCACCACTTATTAGTGCATTGGTTATTAGTGGTAAAAGATTATGACAAAAAATAAACAACAAACGGCAGTTGAGTGGTTAGTAGAAAACCTTGAAAACCAAGATGGTACATATAGAGGATTTTCCAACATACGAACTACACACGAAAAATTAATTACCAAAGCAAAA